GCTCCAGCTTGAAGCCGTTGATCGTCGGCCTGTCCAGCGTCGTCGCAGCCCCGTAGGAACCACCCGTCGCACCGGGGGACGACAACAGCGCGATGACCGGGATACCGAAGCTTGCCGCCACGAGAGCGGCCAGAGGCTGGCCGTTCCCGTAGTTGACCTGTGCGCTCGGGACGCCCACGCCGGCCAGAGACTGGTTCGGCCCCAAGCTCGCCGTGGCCCCCACTACGTCACCGCGGTTGGAGATCTCCACCGCCGACTGCCGCTTCCCCTGATTGTTGCTATTGACGATCGCCCAAGCTATCTTCGACAAGGCCTTCGACAGCCGCGCCGAATCTCGCAGGTAACCCGAGTAGGCGACGCTCCACAGCGCGGCCGCTAGGGAGTCTGGAGCACCGAATGCGTGCCCGGCATGCCTACCGGATGACAGGATGTACACGACGTAGTTGCCGTTCACCTCGTAGGCTGTGTTCGGCGGCTTCCTCAACCGCTGCACCCCGCGCCGGTACTCGGCCGTCGGGAACCACTGGCTGATCGTGTTCTGCCCGTCCGGCGTCCATGTGCGACGCACATACTTCACAACGGACGAATCGAACGAATCCCGGACTATCTCCTCGATCTCCTCCACGGGGACGAGCGTCAGCTTATCGGTATGCACCTCGCGGAACAGGAACACATTCCCCGCACAGAACCTTTCCAGGTTCAGACTCTCCATAGCCGAAGCGGAGAACAGCGTTCTCTGCGCCGATTCCGACTTGATGAACTTGTCCAGTTTTGCTGAGGTGTCGCTGAACACCAAATCATCGCCGAATATGTAGCTGGTCCTCAGCTGTGCGCCTCGCTTGTGCAGCGGGTGGTCTCGTGCCATGTCCCGAAGACCTCGCACAACCTCGTGGATGAAAGCCAGCGTCAGTCCCTTGTCGTCGGCGTAGCTCACCCAGTTGGCGCCCTCGTCCAGGAGGTAGGACCTCTGCGCCTCGTTGATGAACGCGATACCCTCGTCGCTAAACGAGTATACGGTTGAATCCAAAAGTCTCCCCCATTTCGTGTAGGTAGTCGTCATCCATCATGTCCCCCGCGTCGGAGAACACGGTTTCCTGCTGGATGGCGTCTCTTATGTTCTGGTCCGTTATAGCAGCATATACTGCGGCGTCGGCCAAGTCAGGCGACTTGCCGACGTCTTTCTTCAGCTTGTCCTTCGAATCTAGGACGAGCCCGCCAGACATCGTATTATACGAATATCCGACGGACAGAAGCTCGTCGTGCAAGTCGATGTCCAGCGGGTCCAGATCCAGCTCGCCTGTGCGGCACCGGTACCTGAAGGAGTCCCACATATAGGACCGGTAGTTGTGCCACCGGCCCCTGTCGGGGCTCGACATGGAACCTCGCACAGCCAGAATGTCGTATGTGCGGTTAGCGTACGAGTTGAGGATGTCGAACATGCCGCCGCCGATCCCGTCGCAGTCGATCGCCACGGCGTGTGCGCCCTCCCGCAGAGCCAGGTCGTGCACCCGCTGTGCGCTGTGCACAAGGTCCGTCTTCGCCCATGAGTCTACAAAGCGCACAACCCCATTGACGCACAGGTAAACCACGGAGCGGTCTGCGCCGAAGCGCGCCACGTCCACGCCCAGCACGGGCCGTCCGATCCGCTCGCGCTCCGTGAGACACGCTGTCTCAACATCGCCCGGTAGGATCAGCGAGTCCTCGATGTCGAAAGCGAACTCGCCCAGCACGCGGGCCTTGAACCTCGCGCTGTCCTCCCCGTACTCCTGCTTCTTCTGCTCCACATATGATGGCCCGGTGAGCTTCTGCAACACATTAGGGGGCATGGGCTCGCCCGTGAAGTTCGGGCTCTCCAAGACGGAGATGGACATGCGCTTCCAGTTCTCCATCTCCTCCTTGAAGATCTTCCCTAGGTAACTCATCGGGTCCGTTGGGTTCGCGATCAGCACACGCCGAGAGGCCTCGTTCGTCGTGATGTTCGCCAGGGCGTCGATCAGCTCGCCCGACAGCCCGCAGGCCTCGTCGCCGATCGCCAGCACGTCGCCGTGGATGCCCTGGAACGAATTCCCGCCCAGGTTGTCCGGCGGCTTCCTGCCGCGCCCCAGCGGCAGCTTCGTCACGTCGTCCTTCCACTGTACGTCCATCGTGATGCGCCCCGGCAGCTTGTGGTCGACGAGCCCCTCCTCGAAGCGCCGCTCCACGATGTCCTTCAGCTGCATCACTTCGCGCCACAAAACGTCCTGCACCTGCGCCATCGACGGCGCCGTCGAGATCACATAGCAGTGCGGGTAGCGGGTATCAACCCACCAGCATATGAGCACAGCCATCAGCCGGGACTTCCCCACGCCGTGGCCGGCCTTCACGGCCGTCGAGTTGTTCTCCACCACGGCCCGAGCGATCTCCCGCTGCTTACTCCACAGGGTCCCCTCGTCCGTGCCCAGCATGTACTGCGCCCAGCCCACGGGGTCGGACTTGAAGCTGTCCTGCCTCCTGTGCGCCTTGACCGTCGCTATAGCGCTGTCGATCGCGCTAGCTTTGATCAGCATGGGCCTCCTTCAGCGCCTGGTAGAAGACCTCGTCCATCGCCTCCGGGTCAAGTAATTGGTTATTGGCGTAGGCGTTAGAGATGTGAATGCGCACACGCTCCCAGGCGTCCTCCACCAGGTCGAGGATCAGCCGGGTCTGCTGCTTCGTCACCCTGGCCTCCTCCTCGTCGTTGTATTCCTTCACCTTGTCCAGGCGATCGCCGAGCTGCTTGAGCACGCTGTTGACCGCCTCGATGTGCCTGGCGGCTATCTCGTCCGACTCGAAGCACCGCTCCAGGAAGTTGAAGGCGCGCGTCTTCAAGTCGTACATGTCGGCGATCAGCATCTGTTGGCGTTCGAGGTTCGTCCACACGTCGTTGCGCTTCAGCAAGGAGCGCACACGAGCAAGGCACGTCTCCGCCGGCAGGCCGAGCTCCTCGGACATCTCGGCGGGGCTCGCCCCCGCCTGTGCGAGGGTGAGCAGCCGCCTGTCGTCCATCGCCAGCTCGCCGGTCGACTTCTGGATCGCGAACCGGTCCCTGTCGTTCTTCACCAGCTCCTTGGCCGCCGTTTTGTTCTGTGCGGGGGCTTGGTCCTTTTTCTTGCTTTGTTTCTTAGGTGCGGCCATTACCGCCCCCTGTACCGAATCACCACCGGCGCCTCCAGCGGGTCGCACACCTTCACGGTAGGCCGCTTGTCCGCGGCATGGACGGTCACGCAGAACGTGCCGCCTTCCGTGTTCAACGACGTGACCTTCGTCTCTGCTGCATCGGTGAACACCGTCAGGTACACGGCCTTCACGCCCTTAGCCAGCACAACGTCCAGGTCGAGGTTGGGTAGTGCGCCGCTAAGCGTCGCAATCGACCCGTTAGCAGTGGCTAAGCGGCTCGTTTGAACATCGATTCTCATGAAACTCCCTCTCTAGTCAGGCTTAAGAGGAATGTTACCACGCACACAGCAGACCCCGCCGGGGCATAGCGCTCACCCGGCGGGGTCCTGAGAGAAAGGAGCTTACCTGAACACCTTAACATACTTCTGCAGGCGGCGTCTAGGCCCTGCCATGTGGTCGTATAGCAGCACCCAGCGGTCGTCTAGCGTAGGCGCCCATGTGATGCTGTCCTGTGCGGTGATCGGCTGTATCTCGTCGTCCACATTTAAGATAGAGACGTAAGCGTCCAGCCTGAACGGCAGTCGATCCAAGTCGTGGGCTGTGATGAACGCCTGGAACGTCTCATGCCCGCCTATCACCCACGCTTCGTCCCGGCCCTCTGCGAGAGTCTGCTCTATCGCCGCGTACGGGCTCGCCACTGCCTTGATGGATTTGGTCGACTTCATCGTCCGAGACAGCACGATGTTCGTCCTGTTCGGCAGCTTCTTGTTGCGTTGCGGCAGTGATTGTCGGGTCTTCCGGCCCATTATGACCGTCTTCCCAGTCGTCATGTCCTTGAAATGCTGCAAGTCACCCCTGTCATGCCACGGCAGCTTCCCGTTGACCCCTATGATCCCGGACGTTGACTGCGCCCAGATGAAATGCACGTGAAACATAGTGTCTCTCCTCTCGTGTGCGGTGTTTCAGCTTATGAGGTGGATTCTACCGGCTGTGCGGGGCGCGCGCAAACTTGACTTCGCCCCGTGTTCGAGTTACAGTCGGATCGTCGAACCACCGGACTAGAGAAAGGACTTCACATGCTTCTTTACTTCATCGCCGTCCCCGTCGCATTTCTCATCGCACAGGGGTTCTGGACCCTCATCGCCTACATCGTCACGTGGTGCGGCTTCCCCAAGGCCGGCGCCGTTGTCTTCTGGGTGTCCCTCGCCTTCACGTCCCTCGGCGCTATCTCCGCCCTCGCTGCATTCGCCTGGACCCAGCACCAGCTCAACCTCATCGCGGCTTGACAGCGGTCTGTTCAGTGTGTACACTGGTTGCGCACAGTAACCCAACAGAGAGGAGAAATATATGTATTCTTGGACTGTTTTCGGGTGGATGTTCGCCAGCTGGTATCCCACCTGCCGTAGGTGGGGTCGGACCTGGATCTGCTAGCCACCTGCCTCTTGAGGATGGGGAAGAACCCCCCCCCCCCCCCCGATGCGGGCGACCCCCTCCTTCCTCCTCGATCC